GTAATGAAGATGGTATCTTCGTTGAAGTATCAGATAGGGCTGATCCATCAAGTAATAGTTGTAAGATTCGTCTTGATGACAACTTAGATGATAAGGACTTTGCATTCCATTTCAAGATGGATAATATCAAACTCCTTCCAGGAAACTATAAGATTTCTTTCGCCAAGCAACTTGCTGGGCGATTTGAGAATGAGAATATTCAGTTGACCTACTGGTTTGCGATGCAACCAGATTCTTACTGTAAGTGATTTATTATGAAAACAAACCCAGAACACTTTCTCTTTGTAGAGAAATATCGACCCAAGACTATCGATGAATGCATTCTTCCCATGTCCTTGAAGCAAACCTTCAAGGACATGGTTGCTAAGGGTGAGCCACAAAATTTATTGCTTTTTGGTACTGCTGGTACTGGAAAGACCACAGTAGCCAAAGCATTATGCAATGAAATGGGATGTGATTGGATCATCATCAATTGCTCTGAAGAGGGTAATATTGATACTCTACGCACAAAGATTCGGCAGTTTGCTAGTACAGTTTCTTTTTCTAATGGTGTCAGGAAAGTAGTTATTCTTGACGAGTTTGACTATTCAAATGCGAATAGTATTCAACCAGCCCTTCGTGGAGCAATTGAAGAGTTTGCAAATAATTGTAGATTTATTATTACTTGCAACTACAAGTCTAGGATTATTGAACCTATCCATTCACGATGTACTTGTATTGACTTTACAGTTTCTCAAGAAGAGAAGAAGCAAATTTGCACCCAACTGTATACTCGTTGTGAACAGATTCTTAAGAACGAAAAGATTAAATACGAATCTCCAGTTCTAGCAAAGCTTATCAATAAGCACTTCCCAGATTTTCGTAGAATTTTGAATGAACTTCAGCGATATTCTGTATCTGGAATTATTGATCATGGTATTCTGGTAAATGTTACAGATTTGGAAGTCAAAAATCTTATTGACTTTATGAAAAAGAAGGACTTTTCTTCCGTCCGTAAGTGGGTAGCAGCTAATGTTCATTTATCCCACACGGATATTTTTCGAAAAATCTATGATAATTTAGCAGAGGTTCTAACCAAGCAATCTATTCCACAGGCTATTATTGTAATCGGAGAATACCAATACAAGGCTGCATTTGTTGCGGATCAGGAAATCAATATGGTGGCGTGTTTGGTAGAATTGATGATGAGTTGCGAGTTTAACTAATGGATCTTGGTGAATACTTAAATTCTATTAATAAGTCCAAAAAGGATATAATCGGTTCTAATGAACAGGGGGAAAGAGGTTATATCCCTTTTATTATTAATAAGTCACTTTCTTATCATAAAGATGCTATTTTTCATGCTAATTTTATGAATTTAAAGCCCAATCTTGATAAGAAAATGCAGTATGATTATTATCTGCACTCCTTACCAAAGGGTAATAGATATGCAAAGTGGCATAAAGACGATAAAGGCTCCATAGAGCCTATTATGGAGTTTTATGGATATTCTAGAGCCAAAGCTACAGAAGTGGCTAAAATCCTTTCAGAAAGCCAGCTAGAGGCCATAAAAGAGTCCTTGAATAAGGGTGGAAAGTCCTAAAAATATAAATAATTTATATTTTATGGAGTTAAAATGACAGAAGATGACGATATTTTTGATGGCCTTGGTGTAGAGATTAATCTTAAAAATAAAGAAGATTTTCTTAAGGTAAAAGAAACATTGACAAGAATTGGAGTTTCTTCTAAAAAAGAGAAGAAATTATTCCAATCTTGTCATATTTTACATAAACGTGGTAGATATGCGATTATGCATTTTAAGGAAATGTTCTTACTTGATGGTCTTGAAAGCGACATATCAAATGATGATATAGGTCGTAGAAATACCATTGTAAGGCTTTTGGTTGAATGGAATCTAATAGATCCAGTAGATCCAGATGAATACAAAGAACCACAGATTTCTTTGGCTAGACTTAAAATTATACCACATAAAGAAAAACAAGAATGGCAATTGATACCTAAGTATCACATAGGTAAGTGACCTAAATAGATAAAAGGATTTATACTATGGAATATGTGCAAGCAATCGGTGCTCCTTTTTCTATTAACTTTTCTTCTAATTCTAATCTAAAACCTAAAAATTTTGAATGGACGCAAGAAGACAGTCCAATTAAAGTTTTTATTGATTCTGCTATTCCTCATGGGATAAACTATAGGAAAAAACCAGGTGAGAAAAAAATTGCATGGATCTGCGAATCAAGAGCTATCTTTCATTCTTGGTCAGTACCTCGTAATGTGCTTGATCAACTTATTCCACAGCTTGAAGAGAATTATGATGCTATTTATTTTGCAGATAGGGAATATTGCAAGAAAAGTTCGAAATTTCATTTCTCATTTGCTGGAAGTAACTTACCTTGGGTAAAAGAACATAAAGTTTTTTCGAAATCTAAATTATGTTCTATGTTTGCTTCATCTAAAAAAGTAACTCCAGGTCATGCTTTACGGCATCAAATAGCTGAGAATCTTAAAGGTAAAATTGATATATTTGGTGGTGCTGCCAATACACAAAGAGTTGGTTCAGCAGAGTCACCATGGGATTCAAAATTTCAATATCTTAATGATTATATGTTTCAGATTGTCGTAGAAAATGATAAGTATGAAACTTACTTTACAGAAAAATTAACAGATTGTTTTGCAACTGGAACAATACCTGTGTATTGGGGTGCTCCTGATATTGGTAAGTATTTCAATACAGATGGTATGATAATAATCAATGATCAAATAGATTTAAATTTATTGACATCTGATTATTATTATAGTAAAATAGATGTAATAAAAGAAAATTTTGATATAGTACAAAAAATGCGAGGATCAGATGACATTCTTTATGATCTGATAAAACAATTATGAAAACACCGCTAGTAAGTTTTTTTGCTGATATAGATGGTCGAACATATTATAGCGATCATGCAAAACGATTCATTAAAAATTGTAAAGATTTAAATATTCCTTTTATAATAAGAGAACTTCAATCTAAAGGTGATTATAGATCTAATTGTTTATCAAAACCAAGATTCATCTATGAGATGGCAAGGGAAATTAATATTCCATTTGTATGGATGGATATTGATACGATTATTCACAAATCTCTAGATGTATTTGATGATTTAGCACCAAATTGTGATTTAGGTTTTGCATTTCCAAAAATACCAACAGCAGATGATCCGTCAATGGCTTTGCCAAAAGCATCTCCTATTTTTGTAAATAATACAGCAGCTTCTATTGAATTTTTATATGAATGGATGAAATTATCTGAGCAAGTAAAAAATCAAGATGTTAAATTATTTGATCATGAAGTTTTAGTATCATTGTTTATAAAAAATATTAAAAAAATAAGAGTTGGTTGTTTACCAAAATCATATTGTATATGGCCAGGTGAAGAATACGAAGGTGAAAAGTATATAACAATGGGTTTAGCAGACAGTGAATCTAAACAACAAACATTAAAACAAATGGGATTTGATGATTCTGCTATAAAGTATCAAAGTGTTGGTAATAAATTTATAGAAACTTAATTATGAAATTTTTAACACAATTAAATTCTGGCTGCATAGAAATATGCAGAAATATGTTAAAATCTGCTGAATTCGTTGGTCTGAATAAGGATGATTTTATTATTGCTTGCTTGGATAAAAATGCTTATGAAAATATGAAAGATTATAATGGTGCATTTTTATATGATGATATTGTTTTAAAAGAATATCAAAATTGGTCATTCGATTCAAATAGTACGTTTAGAAAAATAGTTAAAAATAAATGGAAATTAATTAAAGAAATTTATTCTAATTATAAGAATCTTTGTTGGGTTGATACTGATATTGTATTTAAACAGAATCCATTACCAATAATAGAACATAATACTCATATACTTTTTCAATGTGATATTCCTGGTTCATATATTTGTTCTGGATTTATGGTATTTAATGATACAAAAGCGTGTGAAGAATTAATATTTGAGTGTGGTGAAAATACAGAAGAAGATGACCAGATTCTAATTAATACAAAAGTTATAAAATATGCAAATAATTGCAGATTATTAGATCAGGATTTTTTTCCAAATGGTTTTGTCTATTATAAACAAAATAGAAAAAATAAAGCTATTATAGTTCATAATAATCATATGGTTGGAATAGAAGAAAAAATTAGTAAATTTAAAGAAAATAATATGTGGTTTATATGAAAGTAAAAAATCATGAGTCAACAAAATAACAACTTTATAATAAAAGTAATAAGTAGAATATCTTCAAATAGAAGAGAAATGATAGAAAAAAATTTAAAAGGTAAAAATATCCCATTTTCTTTTTTTAATGCAGCAGATAAATCAAATATTACAAGGGAAGATAAGAAATTTAATTATAATAATCTTATTTTAGAATTAAATACAAACATGCCATTTCCAGATGCATTTTCGAATAGAAAATGGATGAAAATAGGAGAAGTTGGATGCTTTTTCAGTCACTATGCATTGTGGGTGGAACTTGTAAATAGTGGTAAAGATGCTTATTTTATCCTAGAAGATGATGCTGATCCAATGTTTAGAGGAGAAGATATTAAGAAATTATTAAATGAAAATTCTTTAAATGGAGTTGATCTAATTCTATGTCAAAGTATTTCTCCTAATTTTCCACGGGGAAAGAAATTATTTAATAATCTTTCAGAAAAATTAGATTTAAGGCTACAAACCAAAACATTTGATTGGGAAACCACAGAAGGAACAACTGGTTATATAGTTACTAGTTCTGGAGCGAAGAAGTTAATAAAACTGGTAGAAACATATCAAATGTTTAATCCAATTGATAATTTTATAGGGAGATGTATAACTACTGGATTAGATACTTTTTTATGTCCAAGATATTTACAAGTAGGATTGAATGAAAATGTACAAACGGAAATACATTATGATATATCTGAAGAAAATGTACATTATATTGAAAATATAAAATTTATGGTTGGATGAATATTATGAAAAACACAAATTTAAGACCAGAAGCATTATATCCTGTATATCCCCCTTATCATCAAGGATTTTATCTAGAAGAATATTTTTTTAATTGGATTAAAAAAAATAATATTAAAATAAAAAGAGAATATATTGATATATTTTGGACAAATATCTATTGCAATGCTGCAAGCAAAAAAAGTCAACTAATTAATATTCAATCTGAATTGAATGAATTGGATCCATCTAAATCATATTTTACAATATGTCAACATGATGATGGACCATTAGAAAATCTTCCAAATAATACTTTAATATTTTCTGCTGGTGGAAATAGAGTATCTGGAAATATAATACCAATACCTCTAATTTGTTCAAAAATTCAAAATGAATTTATAAATGAATCAAAAACATTTTTGTGTTCATTTGTTGGATCGCCAACACATCCCATTAGAAATCAATTGATTTCACAGTGGTTAAATGATGAAGATTTTATTTTTGGAATGCAACAGTATTGGATGGAAACAGTTCCAAAGAAAAATTTATCTTTGTTTAAAACACTAACAAGTAAAAGTAAATTTACTCTTTGTCCTAGAGGATATGGTAAAAGTAGTTTTAGATTATATGAATGTATGCAACTTGGTTCTGTACCAGTTTATATTTCAGATTCTCATTATCTTCCATGGACAGATAAACTTAATTGGTCTGAATTTTGTGTATTGATAAAACCAGATCAAATTTCAAATTTAAAAAATATATTACTTGAGTATTCTGATGAAAAAATTGATAAAATGATTAAAACTGCACAGAATTTGTATCATGATTATTTTTCATTGGATGGAATGTGTAAACAAATAGTTGAAAGAATAAAATGATCCCAAAGATAATTTATCAAACTTGGTATAAAAAAGAACTTCCTGAAGAAATAAAAAAAACAACAAATAAAATGATGGAAGTCAATTATAATTATCAACATTGTTTTTATGATGATCTTGATATTGAAAAGTTTATTTTAAAAAATTTTAACGATGATATCTTTTCTGCATATAAAATGCTAACAATAGGCGCAGCAAAAGCTGATTTATGGAGATATTTGATTTTATATAAAACTGGTGGAGTTTATCTTGATATAGATTCAGTTATATACAATAATTTAGATAATTTAATTATTGATGAAAATGCTATAATTAGTAGAGAAAAAAATTATGGAAAATTTGTTCAGTGGTGTTTAATATATCCAGCAAATCATCCAATATTAAAAATTTGTATTGATAAATGTATTTTTAATATTAAAAATAAAATAACAAATGATATTTTAGAATTAACAGGACCTATTGTTTATACAAAAGCAATCAATGAATATTTTAATGATAATAATTTATATTCAAAACAAGATTTTGAAATTAATAATTTAAAAGAAAAAACAAAAACAAAAATTTATTCATTTGATTATGATGGATATGCTTATTTTAGAAATCCATACTCGGATAGTCTATATACAGATAGACCACATTGGAGAAGTGAACAAATAACAAAAGCGATTGTGAATTAATATGAAACTTGATGTAGATAAAATTTATATTTGCCATTACAATAAATTAATTGAAAGAAAAAAATCAATAACAGATCAATTAAATTATTTTAAATTAAACGATTATCAATTTGTTGAGACTTTCGACAAAGAATCTTTGGAAACAGATGAAATAATTAATAATTTTCCAAAAATTAATAATATAGAAAATAATATGACTCCTGGTGAAAAATCACTAGCATTGAAACATGCATGGATTGTAAAAGATTTTTATAATAAAGGATACTCATCTGCACTAGTATTAGAAGATGACGCAATATTATGTGATAATTTTATAGAGTATTTTAATACTTATAAAAAACAACTACCAGAAGATTGGGATATTGGATGGGTCGGGAGTTGTTTTAATTTAAGGGAACCTCAAATTTTAAATTGTAATATTTATAAAACTGACAGAGGTTCTAGATGCACACATGCATTTTGTATAAGTAAAAATTTTGCTAAAAAAGTACAAAATGAAATTTCAAATATCAATCGTCCATCTGACCATTATTATAATTTTTTAGTTAAAGAATTTTCTTTAAACAATTATTGGTTTCAACCACCACTTGCATTACAAAGTTTAGATTTTTGTTCTGCTTTAAATGAAAATTCAAATCATAAATGGCCTCCTCATTTAATGGGATAATTATATAAAAAAAGGATATACTATGAAAAAATTATTTTTATCAACTTCTAGTGGATTCGATTGGAATACTATTCGACGTTGGAATTTATCAGCACAAAAAACAGAACATGATGTTTGTAATATTTTTTTAAACCCCACTGAAAATTTATTAAAAGATTGTAGCGCAAATAATGTAAATTTTATTTGTCATGGATTACAACAAATCAATAAACCGCCACATAATCTTAGATTTTTATTTCAATACAAATATTTAATGTCTAAATTAAATGATTATTCACATGTAATTGTCACAGATAGTAAAGATGTTTATTTTGCATCAGATCCATTTCCAAAATTACTAGAAATAATGAAAAAAACAAACAAAAAAATAGTATGTGGTAGTGAATCTATTTGTTATAAAGATGAGTTTTGGGGAAATGGAAATTTGATGGAAGGATTTGGTTATGCTTATGATGAATTTAAGAATAATGAAATATGTAATGTTGGAGTTTTATGTGGAGAAATAAAAGCAGTTGCTGATGTTTGTTTATTAATATTCACAATGTGTTTTCATAATCCAGCTAGTGTATCTGATCAATCTTCATTTAATATAATAATGGGGACAGAGTTCGGAAAAAATAATATTGCAATGTCTAGACCATCTGAAGGTTTGATGGTACATCTTGGAACTGTTGGTGTTCAGAAGTTTAGAGAAAGTTTAGTAGAGAAACCAACATGGGATGAAACAAAGATTCCAAATATTAATAATTCTGTTATTCCTATTATACATCAATACGATAGAATAGATACTAGTGGATGGAATTTGATATGAGTGTAGACGCATTACATTTTGTTTATGATAATTTAATAGCAACAGAAAAAGCAATAGAAAGTTTTAGAAAATTTAATCCTCTTTCTACTTATGTTGTTATATGTGACGGGGGGAAAGACTTTTCCACAATTTGTAAAAAATATAATTGTCAATATATTCATTCAGATAAACATATCGGATATCCAAAAATACCATATGGATTTTATTTTTCTGATATGCTAGAATATTTAGATAGATTTAATAAAGCAGTTTATCTTTGTAAAAATAATCATATATTAATAATGGAAGATGATGTTCATATTATCAATAACATCCATGTTAATTTTGAAGACGAAATGTTAGTAACAAAAAATTGTTTGCAAAATTATATAAATCCATCATTATTACATTTTCTTACACAAATTTCAAAATCTCAAATAGATAATTTTTATGGAATGGGTGGAGGAAGTATTTTTAAAAAAGAATCTTTTGATATTGCTTATAAAAAAATGCAACCAATTATAAATGAAAATTTCGAAAAAATGCAAAAAATATATCCAACTATAGGCTGGACTGATTGTATTATTTCTTTTATACTAATGGGAATAGGTAAGCGGCATAAAGTTAATCCTGAATTACATGAACTTACAAGTTGGGGGCAAGATTATACTAAAATTAATTATAATAATATTGATGATTTAATAAAAGAAGGAGTAAGTATTTTACATCATTATAAAAAATACTATAATATTTAAATATGATAAGTATATTTGGCTCTTCTGGATTTGTTGGATCTCATTTTTATAATTTATATAAAAATGAATCTGTAAAAATTTTAAAAAATGAGAATACTCCTATTTCTGGAAATATATTATATTTGATAAGCACAGTAGATAATTATAACATACTGACAGATCCATATCTAGACATCAACACTAATTTAATCAAATTAATTTCGGTATTAGAAGAATGTAAAAAATTAAAACAATCTGGTATTCCTATTGTTTTTAATTTTGTTAGTTCTTGGTTTGTTTATGGAAAAACAGATCAAGTACCAGCCATAGAAAATACAGTATGCAATCCTACAGGATTTTATTCTATAACAAAACATGCAGCAGAAAAGATGTTAATTTCTTACTGTGAAACGTATGGATTGGGTTATAGAATATTACGGTTAACTAGCATAATTGGTCCTGGAGATAAAAAAGCATCACTTAAAAAGAATGCTATACAATATATGATTACTTGCCTTAAAAAAAACGAACCAATAAAGATATATGATGAAGGCTCTAATATTAGAGATTTTATGGATGTAGAAGACTGTTGTAGAGCATTAAAAATTTGTATAGAAAATGCTCCATTAAACGAAATAATAAATATTAGTAATGCGGAACCAAAATCTATAGGAGAAGTATTAAATTATGCGAAAGATAAATTAAATTCTAAAAGTATTATGGAATCTATATCTACCCCAGAATTTCATAAAATTGTTCAGATAAAAAATATGTGGTTAGATAATAAAAAGCTACTATCTTACGGATATACACCTAAAACAACAGTGTTTGAAGCAGTAGATAAAATATTGGAAATTTAATATGATTGAACTAAAGATGAATATTCACAAAGAACAACTTAAAAAAAATATTGAAACAATAATTAAATTAAAAGAAAAAAAGTGGATCGCAGGAAAAGACTGGATTCAATACGCTGGATCATATCTAACAGAAGAAGAATATATTGCAGCAATTGACTGTCTTTTAGATGGTTGGTTTGCTCTTGGTGAGAATGGAGTAAGATTTGAAAGAGATTTTAAAAGTAAATTAGGAAAAGATTATGGAGCACTAACAAATAGTGGATCTAGTGCTAATCTATTGATGGTATCCGCACTTAAATCAAAAAGATTATATAATATACCAATCGGAACAAAGATTATTACGCCTGCTGCTGGATTTCCAACAACAATTAATCCAATTATTCAGAATGGTTTTAAACCAGTATTTGTTGATATTGAATTAGATACTTTAAATTTAAATCTAGATCAGGTAGAAATTGCAGCAAAAAATGGTGCTAAAGTACTAATGTTTGCACATGTTTTAGGTAATCCTCCAAATATGGATAAACTTATGGGGATTGTTGAAAAATACAATCTTATATTGCTTGAAGATTGTTGTGATGCTCTTGGTAGTAAATATGATGGAAAATTACTAGGATCTTTTGGAGACTTTGCATCTTGTTCATTTTATCCAGCACACCACATTACAATGGGTGAAGGTGGATTTGTTGCATGTAATACAGAGCAACAAGAAATTGTAGTTAAAAGTCTACGCGAATGGGGTAGAGGATGTTATTGTTATGGAAAAGGTTCTGCCTGTCTTCGTAATGGAATGTGTAAGAAAAGATTTAGTAATTGGTTATCAAGTTTTCCAGATGAAATTTTTGATCATAAATATGTTTATGAAGAAATTGGTTATAATTTAAAACCACTAGATTTACAAGCAGCAATTGGCCTAGTACAACTTAAAAAGTTAGAAGAAATAATTAAAATTCGTAAGAAAAATTTTGATCGTCTTTATCAAATATTTTCAAAGTATGATAAAGTATTTCATTTACCAAAAGCAACAGAAAAATCAGATCCTTCTTGGTTTGCTTTTCCATTGACAATAAGAGATGGTATATATCTTAAGAGAACTGAATTTACTATGTATCTTGAAGATCATAAGATACAGACTAGAAATTATTTTGGTGGAAATATTCTTCTTCAGCCAGCATATGAAGGAATTTATTCTGGTAATGCAAAAAATGATTTTCCAATATCAACTAAAGTTACAACTGATACTTTTTTCTTAGGAACAAGTCCAGTTATAACAGATGAACAATTAGATTATATTGAGCAAGTTATTACAACATATTTTGAAAAAGCAGACAATATTAGAGTTTAATTATTTTTATGAAAATATTTTATTAGAAACAGTATATAAAAAATACTAGATATATTTTTAATTTAAGAAAAAGTTAATAACATATGAAAACAGTTTTTACAATAACATCAGTAATTAATATACCAGAGTCAATTCGTCCTAATCTTTCTGTATTTGATACAAATACTAGATTTGAACAAACATTAAATACTATAAAATCTATTAAAAATTATAGTCAAAATTCTAAAATATTTTTATACGAAACATCAGATATAACTAAAGAACAAGAAACAATAATTAAAAATGAAGTTGATTCTTTAATTCTTTTAAACGAAGATGACGAAATGCGAGCTAATAGATTTTATTGGAATAAATCTGCTTCAGAGTGTCTTCTTTTACATAAAATGTGGCAAGATCCAAGAATAAATGAATTTGATTTCATTATGAAAATGACAGGAAGATATGAAATAACAAAAGAATTTGATCCTTGGTATTTTACTGAAAATAACATCGATAAAGTTATAACAAAAAAAAGATTTACAAATGGTGCAGATTATTGGTTTGGAACACAGTTATTCGGTTTTGGTAAAAAATTATTACCAAGAATGGTAGATCATACATTAAATTCTTTTAATTTTTTAATTAATTTAAAAGGTTATATTGATATAGAACATATAATTTTTTCCGAATTAACTGAAAACCAAATAATAGAAGTAGATAC